AAATTCAATAGGCTCACAGTTATTTAAAAATAGTTCAGATCTCTGATTAACTAAATATAAATAATCAGAAGGAAGTCTAAATTGATCTATCCAATGATTATTATCATACTGTTCTTTATAAATTGTAGGAGCAGAATATTCTTTAACTAGTGTTCTTAAATCGTCAATTCTTTTTTGACTATTTTCAAAACCTTGTCCATACTTATTATTCTTACCATACTTTGTGTTTAAAAATCTAGACATAGCTTTATTTAATTCTATATCTATTTCTTCTTGTAGTAGCATATCAGCTTGGAGTGAATTTATCTTATCCACTCCTTGCTGAATTGCTATATGCATTTGATTTACATTCATATTATACTAAAGATAATTCTTTAAGTTTAGATCTTAATATTGTTAGCGTACCAGAATTCTTTTTATCTTTTAAATAAACTACAGCATCTTCCATTGTATCACCAATAACTTCATCAATAAAAATTACTTGGTTTCCAATTTTTCTTAAAACTCCAGCTGAAATCATATGTTCTACTTCTGCTTTTAATTCTAAGTTTTTATCTGTAGCCACTTTAAGGAACTTTTTAGGTTGGCTATTTTTTAATTCATAAAGAGCATTTTCAACTTGTTCAATACTCATCCTATCAGGATTTGTATTAGACATAATTCGTAATATTCTCTTCATATTCTCATTGTTAGAAGAAACTTTAATAAATTCTTTATCCGCATCTTTCTTAAGTTTGATTTGGTTATTTTTAACCTTATCATCTCTTGTAGTGTCTTGGATATAAAATCTTTTATTAAAATCAGAATCCATTTCTTCTTTAGTTAAAGCTACATGAGGATGTTTAACAGCAAAGCTGTATTTGATATAATCCATAATACTTATTGGCATACCATTGTCATCCTTACCAACTTCTAGTTCTACACCTGTAAATCCTACAGGTATTGTAAGTTCTGCCCAGAATTGTTTAGAATGTTTTGGCCAATCATTATGATCAGGACTAACATCTAATATTCCTTCCATAAACTTTTTTTCATCAGCAGGGCTAAATCCTTTTAATGGTTGTCTATTTACATAAACACTACTAAGTTTCATTGTAGCTTCTGCTCTTACTGCTTTAGGTAAGTAACCTCCTAGGTCCTTTCTCCTTAAAAATACTTTTTTACTCATAATATAGTTCTTTTAAAGTTTTAATTATTGGTTGTAAAGAATAACTCACCGGATAATTTTATATATATCAATTAAAGCGCGGGGGATTGCTCCCCCACAGCTCTAATCAAAACCAATATATAGACGCACGTTAATGCCAGATTACGATGCCGTACAAGTGATGTCTAAAGAAGTATCAAAACGTCTTAACGCGATACCTGCAGTTTTCAACATGTGTACAGACGCCCCATCAACATCAGATGCTCTAGCAGAAGTTGAATCAAATCCTCTAGGGACTACAGATCCAGCAACACACCATCTCATAGACTCACGACCTTTTTTGTTGATCATTTGTAGGTTATTTTGTCCATCATAATTTGATTGATCAACAAATACCATTCTATAAGACTCTAAAGAGTATCCTGTAACAGGGTGCTTCGCGCGAGCCTGAGCAACAGCACCATGATCAAATAATGGTAATTTTACCACGTTGATTGTGTGTCCGTCAATATGCTCGTACGAATTAAAGTAACCAGTTAAACCTAAAGATCTACCAGATCCTGTGATGAAACGATTCTCACCTCCTACTTTCCAGCTACCAGCAGCACCTGCAAAGTGATTTTTAAGAGCTTCATCAAATTCTCTAGCACCTCCTGTTCCAGTATAAAGAGTTACTTGTTTTTGAGCAGCATCAGTCATTTGATAGAATAAATCACCAATGATGTTCTTTAATTTGGTTTCAGTCATAGTAGAGTAAGTGTCAGTATTAACAATTTGCTCTAATAGACCTGGGCCTACAATTACTGGTTGTCCATTCTCATCTTTCATAGAAGTTACACCGTTTGAATCATAAGTTTTTTGACCATACCAGTAGTACATTTCACATTCTTCTTTGAAGTCTAACATGTGTAAGTACTCTTCATAGTCCATCCAAAGTTTAGTAGTAGATCCACCTTTAGTTGGTAGAGAAAACTCTGCTACATAATCTTTAGCGTTTCCAGACATGTGGTAAGATTTTCTAACTGTAGTTAGTTTGTTTCTTACTTTTCCTGGAGTTTCCCAGTTTGAAGCGTTACCTCTAGAGAAGTCAACTCCTACTGGTGCGTACATTTGTGCAAAAAGCGCTCCTGCAGTAATATCTGCTGCTGCGATTGTTGCTGTTGCCGCTGGGTTTACTAATTGTAAAGTGTATTTCCAGTTAGAACCTATTGCTTCTGGTTCTTTCATAATACGCGCTTGAGTACCTGCTTGAGATACTAATACGTATGGAAATACAAAATGTTTATCAGGAAATTCCAACTCAAAAGTTGCTCCCCCTATTCCTACATTTGCTGTTACTGTTGGTGTTGCCGCTACTGGTCTAGTTCTCAATCTATGCGTTGCCACACGATACTCATACTCTAAACGGTCAATAGATTTAACATTTCCAACACCTTCTGTTAAGAAAGATAGTGGGAATCTTTTATCGTCTTTTCCTGCTAAGTGAGTAATAATTGGAGACAGTTCAGTCGGTTTTGCCAACAATGCATTTGATAGACTATTCATGTCTGTCATTTGCGAGTCATTGTAAAACGTCTTTTGGACGCTTATGTTCGTTCCGTTGTTTGCCATTTTCTAATTATTTTTAAAGTTATATACAATTCAAGTTTCCTTGATAATTGCCGGTTATTATAATGATAGATCTAAACTGTCTAAATCAAGCTTAGAATTTCTTCTAGATGATTTTCGAGTAGATTTAACTCTATCTTCATTTCTGCCAATACGTTCTCGCAACGTTTTAGCATTTTGGGTTTTAGCTTTATTTGATATAATATCGCTTAAATCAAAACCCGTGTACATCAAGTAATCAATTGCTAATTTTATTTCCATATCAGCTCCTGCATGATCTACGTCTCTTTGAGTTTGCCCTTGCCTATTTACAGGCGTTGATAAGTAATCAAAGAATTTAGCCTTATCTCTTTTTGGTACTGCTATTCCTGCAAAAGAATCTGAATCTTCAATAGTGTCTGATACATTGTCCCAAAAACTATTTAATTCTTCTCTTTGTTTGTTTGTTTCTTCTCTTTGTTGAGTTATTAATTGTTCTCTTTTTGCATTTTGATGCTTAGCTAAAGCGCCTCTAGCAGCTTCTGCTTTTGCATACAATTTACCTGTATCTTCAAAATCATTTAACATCTCTTCAATAAAGTCATTGTCATGACCTTTTAATTCTAAGTAGTCTCCTAATATTGCTTTTTGTGATCTATGGTCATCTTCTTCAATTTTAACTTGCTCATAATCTAAATTAGGATCATAAGCTTCCATAAATTTTTGAGATTGTCCTCCAGCTAAAACATAATCTAAATGTTTTTTAACTAATGGAAACGCTTCAAGAACTTCATCAATTCTATCATCTGCCATCTCTGACGCAATATCAGCTGTCATATTTGCTAATCCTTCAGGAGTGTCTTCATAAGATCCTTGTTCTAAATCATAACCTAATTTATCTAAAACTTCTCCTACAATTGTTGATCCTTCAGACTCTTCTTGATCTTCGTCTTCTTGATCTTCTTCTACTTCTTCTTCTTCTTCCTCACCTTCGTCTTCATATTCATCTTCGTCATACTCTTCTTCTTCTGTTTCGTCTTCAATAACATCTTCAAGAAGTGTTTCTTCAGAAGCTTCTGGTTCTGGTGTTGATTCTTCAAGAGGAGCCACCTCTGGTTCAGACATTGTTTCTACTCCATCGCCTGCTATAACATCATCGAATGTTATGTCATCTAGCTGTATTTTTTCATTTGGGTCCATATATATATTGTTTAGTTGGGTACAAATTTAATAATTATATTGATATTTTTTATACTTTTTTATTTTTTGCTTTTTCTATTAGTATATAACACTTACCAACATCCATATTTACATTTTCTTTTCATTAAGCCTCCTTTTTTAAATGTTGTACGGTATCCTTCATAGAATCTTTTCTTTGATTCTGTTAAATCTTTTATTTTATTGTTCTTTCTGTAGTGATCATTATAGTAATTAAACATACCTAATGTATCAGTAATTTCTGGTATTGCTTCTGGAACTTTACCATAAACCATTCGCATTGCATTTACAGCTGCTGCAGGATTGTCAGCTTCTAATTCTTTTTTAAATTCTTTTTTATTTGTAGGTAGTCCTGCATTTTTAAGCATAGTAAAATACCTTTTTTGAGTTGCACTGTGCTTTGTAGGGTTACCATTTTCATCTTTCTTTTTATCAAATAAATCATTTAACATTATCTCATCA